GCTCATCGGAGCGGACACGACCAGAGAAAAAATGATAAATAAATCGATGGATTTGGCAGGAAAAGGTGATGAACTGGCATGGAAACGCCTATGGATGGCAACCAAAGCAGAGACGGCGGCGCTGCATCCGGAACTGACAGTCGGATCAGAAGAATTTCTGCAGAAGAGTGGAGCGCGATTCTCGGAGATTATTGACAAAACTCAGGTAGTAGACAGTGTGTTTCATAGAAGCTGGGCGATGCGTGAGCAGTGGACGAAATTCTATACGGCATTCATGTCAGAGCCTATCAAGAGCTACAACATGCTTTACCGAGCGGCGATGGACATTGCAGACTCAAAGGAAATCAATGGAAAAGCCGGAAAGGCAGAGAAAACAAAGTTTGCCAGAGTCGCGGCATCATATGCGGTTACAGGAGTGATCACGGCGTTAGCAGCGTCGGTCATGGATGCAGTCCGTGATGATGACGATGATAAGGGGATCAAGGAAAAGTACCTGTCAGCACTTGGCGCCAATGTCGCGGATAACCTCAACGTCGTGAATCTCATTCCGATAGCAAAAGATGTCGTATCGATGTTTGGTGGAAATTCCGCGGCGCGTATGGATATGCAGGGACTCCAGTACCTTGTCTACGCCTGCAATGAAATGAAAAAATTCGTGGAAGGCGATAGTAAATACACAACAACCGGAATCATGTATAAATGGATTAGCCCGCTTGCAAGAATGACGGGCATTCCGGTCGCCAATCTTCTTCGAGACGCGGGCAGCGTAGTTGATACTGCCCTGGATATTACGGGTGTAAATGCAGGAGATTACTGGAAGACTAAGAGAATCTATGATATGTCCAGTTCGGACAACGTAACAATGTATACTAAAAAGGCATTGAAAGCATACCGCGAAGGTAAAAAAGAACTAGGAGACAGAATCTTGTCTGACCTGCTCGAGGCAGGACAGAGTGATAAGACAGTAAATTCCGGCGTCAAACGAGGGCTGAAAAACGATCCAGTAATTCAGGAAGCGGCCGAGGCGATGATGAACTGGGATCTTGAAACCTATGAGGAAAAGATCCGGGAGGTAGCGGACAGAGGAATTGACAAGGAACTAATTGTAAAAGCGATCGATACGGTTATTAACGAGAAAAAGAAGGATACAGGAGAGGAAGAGAACGAAGAGAATACAGAAAAGGATACCTCAGAGCCAGAAGAGAAGGAGGAGAAAAAAGAAACACCGCTTTATGAGACATCAGATGCAAATGATGCCCTGAACGCGGGTGAATATGATAAGGCGAACAAGATCCTCGATAAGGTGGTAGAATCAAAGATGGTAGAGGGGAAAAAGAAAAAGGAAGCGATTTCCTCGGTAAAGAGTTCGTTCAGTAGCAAATACAGAAAGCGGTACATCGCCGCCGGAGCTGATGAACGGGCGAAGATCGAGATTGAGCTGGAACGTCTCAGGGTAGGCGGAAGCAGGATTTTCTCAAGCGAAGATTTTGCCAGATGGAGAAAGAACGCGAAGAAAAAATAATATCATAGGTTACTGCGCTATGGCGGTCCTGACGGCGAAATCGGAGCCTCTATGCGCTACCTGTCCCAGCGGTATACGATGCCTTATAAGATGCAGAAAGGACTTCTGACTGACATCGGAACCGAGGAACTCGCCCATATGGAGATGATTGCCGCCATTGTCCAGCAGCTCACGCGCAACCTTACTCCGGCACAGATCGAGTCATCCGGGTTTGGACCATACTATATCGACCACACCACGGCAATCTGGCCGCAAGCAGCAGGCGGAATCCCGTTCAATGCGTGCGAGTTCCAGTCGAAGGGCGATGCGATCACGGATTTATATGAGGATATGGCAGCAGATGGTACGACTGCATAAGAACAACATACAGTCGAAAATGATAGGACAAGCCATTTCTAAAATAAAATATCGTGCCTAATAAGACGTTCAATGTTGAGCGTCTTTTTTTATACCTACTGTTACGCATTAGGGACGTAAAAGCCCTTGCTATCAGCGGCTTTGCAGGCGCATTTCTGGCGCGGACAAGGATTTATACCTGTACCCGCAAAATCGCCGTTCTACTGCGTAACAAATCCGCAGCAAAGGAGTGATGAAACAATGGCTGTTTTTCGTGTGGAGCGCAATACGGGATATACCGTAATGAGCAACCACCACCTACGCAACAAGGAGCTGACCCTAAAGGCAAAGGGGCTGTTATCACAAATGCTGTCCTTGCCGGAGGATTGGGATTATACCCTTGCGGGGCTGTCCTACATCAACCGGGAAAGTATCGACGCTATCCGTACTGCGGTATGGGAGCTTGAAAAAGCAGGATATATCACAAGGCGGCAGGGACGCGACGAGAAAGGAAAAATGACAGCGATTGAATACACCATTTATGAGCAGCCGCAGTCACCCGGAAGCCATTCACCGGGATTGGAAAATCCAACACCGGAAAAACCGATATTGGAAAATCCGATACCGGGTAATCCGACGTCGGAAAATCCAACGCAATTAAATAAAGATATATCAAAGACTAACTTACCAAACAAAGAAAAATCAAATACGGATTTATCAAGTACCCATTCCATTCCTATCCATTCCCTAAATCCCCTGCCTTACAGTGAGGGTGCGGCAGAGCCGCCGGAAAAGAAACGAATGGAAAGGAATGACGCATACCGCGTGTATGAGGAAATTATCAAGGACAATATCGACTATGACATTCTCATACAGGATATGGCTGACAGGGACAGGTTGGACGAAATTGTTGACCTTATCCTTGAAACGGTCTGCACCAGAAGAAAGACAATCCGTATTGCCGGGGACGACTACCCGGCAGAGTTTGTAAAAAGCAAATTTATGAAACTTGACAGCGAACATATCCGCTTTGTCCTTGACTGTATGCAGGAGAACACAACCAAAATCCGCAATATCAAGCAGTATCTAAAGGCGGCGTTGTTCAATGCTCCGTCCACTATCGGCAATTACTATACGTCACTTGTGTCGCATGATATGGCAAGCGGCAAAATCTAAAGGAGGATTACCACATGGCACAGAAAACAGGAGCTTTGATTTTTGACGAGCAGACCGACCGTTACGACATTCGCTTTGACCTTGCCGACTACTACGGCGGTCTGCATTGCGGCGAGTGCATGGAAGTATTTGCGGGCGGCAAATGGAAGCCGACCCATATCGAGTACGGCGAAAACTGGTATCTGGTAGGTATCCGCGCCGAGGACTTGAACGGCTTGCGGGTAAGGATTTAATGCGGCAGACTGCCCGAAACGACTATCCCATGAAAGGAGGAAGAAATGCAGGAACAGGTAAACGAGAAAACCGTAGCCCTTTACATCAAGACCGGGAAGCTGACCGCTGAAATGCTGCAACAGGCTATGAAAAAGCTGCTTTCACAGATGAAAAAGCAGGCAGACCGCCCACCCCACGGCAAGCAGACGCTAAAGCAGCTTATGAAGCAGAACGCAGGCGTTTCCAACATTGAAATCACAGGGGAAAATATCAAAGCCTTTGAAAGCACCGCGAAAAAGTATCATATCGACTTTGCGCTGAAAAAGGACACAACGGAAACCCCGCCCCGCTATCTTGTGTTTTTCAA